AAAATAAAAAAACCAAGTATGGTCTATAAACATCCAACAATGAAATATGTTTTGGGTGAAGATTATCCACATTACTTTACTGATAAATCTTCTTTTATGGATTCGTTAAATAATATACCTGATAAAATTGATTGGGATTTACCAAATCACGATGAACAATTTAAAACAAATTTATTAACAGACCTTGAGAACGCTTGTAAAGGTAAAAAGAAAAGAGTTATGAGAGAACCAACTAATGGTGTAGAATGGTTATATCATATATTACAAGACAATGGTTATAAGAAAAATCTTTTATACAATAGTCATCCCAATTTATATCTCAGTAACACTTGGGAAAAGATAAGACTCTGGTGTTTAGAACATGGAGCTAAAGATGACCCAACAAGTAAGTATACAAGACTATTTGTTCCTGATGAAAACAGAGAACAAATGGAAAAGATAGTAAAAGATTCTGGACAAACATTTACAGAGTCCAAAAGAGACCCAAATTTTTCACAAGTAAAAAACACATGGTGGTAATATGAAAGAGTTAACTCCTGAACAAATCCAAGAGAATTGGAATCAACTTCGTCAATTAATTAATGACACGTTCAAAGATGAACGTTTAGAAAAGTTAAATCATATGTATGATTATTTCGAAACTAGAATGTGTGTAGCACCAGCTAGTGGTAAAGAACATTATCACAACGCACACGTTGGTGGTTATGTAGAACACGTTCTTCACGTTATAGATTGTGCAGTAAAACTAAAAAAACTATGGGAAGATGGTGGAGCAACAATTAACTTTAGTGATGAAGAATTAATTTTTGCAGCTATGCATCACGACTTAGGTAAAGTCGGTGATATGAAAAACGATTATTATATCCCTCAAGAATCAGAATGGCATAGAAAAAACCAAGGTTCAATATTTACTCACAATGGTGAACTACAGTATATGACAGTTACAGATAGAGCTATTTGGTTGTTACAACATTTTGAAATTCCAATGAGTGAATGGGAATATGTTGGTTTAAGACTTACAGATGGTTTATATGAAGAAGCTAATAAATCATACTATGTAACATATAACCCTGATTTTTCTTTGAAATCAAATATAGCTTATATTCTACATCAAGCAGATTCTATGGCTACTCACATTGAAAACGATAAATGGAAAAGTGCGGAACAACAAGAAGAAATAAAAGTTCAAGAGAATGTAGAGAATATTAAAAAGGCAGTTACTATGGAAGAAACTTCTGAACAGCTCTCACAAAAATCAAAAGATTTATTTGAAGAGTTATTTGGAGATAACTCGTGATAGTTGAAATAGTATTAGGATTATTTGTTCTTACAGAAGGATATATAATTTGGAATTTAATGAGAAAAACAGAATTATTAGAAACTTGGGTAGAAGATTTTACTCAAAGAATACAAACAGTTCAAGATGATTTAAAAACTATAGATTCTACAGGTGCATTTGAAAGTGATGATGAGGTTGGAACTATTTTTGATCAAATTAAAGAAATAGTAAATCAATTAGATAATTTAAAAGGAGAAGAAGTAGATGCCAGCTAAAGTGGTTAAGAAAAAAAGACGTAAAAAAACAAAAATGTATTTTGGAACACCCGTTCAAAATGCAATTATTCGTTATAATGAATGTCCAAATCCAGTTATTAAGAATAGAATTTATCAAGAACACATTCACGCCGCTTTTAATAAGATGGCAGAAAATTTAATTCATACTTTTAAATTTTATTATTTTGATTACCCATTTGAAGAAGTGAAAAATGAAGTCGTATCTTTTATGGTAATGCAGATGCCAAAATATCAACAAGATAAAGGTAGAGCCTTTTCATATTTTTCTGTAGTTGGGAAAAATTATTTAATTTTAAATAATAATAATAATTATAAAAAAATGAAAATACACGATAAAGTAGAAGTGTTAGATTATAAAAGAAATTTTACTTCTGAAGAATCTGTAGACTATGTTGAAGAATTTAATTCTGAGTTTGTTCGTCAAATGTTAGATTATTGGGATAATAATATTACTAATATTTTTCGTAGACAAAAAGATATATTAGTTGCAGACGCAGTATTAGAATTATTTAGAAGAAGAATGAACATAGAAAACTTTAACAAAAAAGCTTTATATATTATGATTCGTGAAATGACTGGTTCTAATACACAACATATTACAAGAGTTATAAATCAAATGAAAAAATATTATTTTAATATGATAGAAGAATTTTCAACAACTGGGGATATAGATACTTCAAATACTGGTTCTATTTTCTAATGAAAAAATGGCCAGCGGAATTACCATATAGTGATTTTTACTTTCCAATAATAATGAATGATTGGATGGATTGGGAAGATTTAAATGATTTGATAAATGTGATTGATGATTGGATTGTAAGTGATAAACCAAATATAACAATTAATGAAGCTATTCTTTTAAATGAAATGATTGGTGTCACTTAGTCTGAAGGTAATTTTTTAATTTGACCGGTTCGTCTAATGGTTATGGGGCTGTAACTCAGTTTGGGAGAGTGCTTCCCTTGCACGGAAGAAGTCGCTGGTTCGAATCCAGTCAGCTCCACAATGGCCGATTCGTCTAGTGGTTAGGACTCCAGGTTTTCATCCTGGCAACAGGAGTTCGATTCTCCTATCGGCTACTCATAACTTATATAAACAAAAAAAGGGAAGTTTTCACTTCCCTTTTTTAGTGTCCAATAGTGTAGGAAACTATTGTACTATTTCGCTCCTACTTTCGAAATAAACCCACCAACACCAACAAGGCGACAAGCCCAGCGAATCCCGACTCGCCGAAACTGTTTATGATGGATGTCAGGTTACCTATAACGTTGACACCAAAGATACCACTTCCAAATATTACTTCAGAAACAGCACCTATAGCAACAAAGGACATCATTAGATGAGCTAAGTCATCAACGTATCCTTTGACCATTGTTATGATTTCCTTCATGGTCTTCTCCCGTTAGTTAGAAAAATAAAAAGGTCACCCAGTATCGCAACCAAGTAACCCTCTCAGTAATAATAACTATATATGTCAATAAATAATAAATCTCAATATATATTTATATATCGAAGTTTTTAGGTTATATAATATTTATAATTGAGTAATAACATTTAGGGTAGACTATGGCTATAGATTATGAAATCTTTGATGGTAAATCATTATCATCATTATTTAAAGACATTTATGATAATACAGAATATAATAGAAAACAACTTGATGTGTTGACAAAAGAACTTGTTCAATTTATCAAAGATGGTGATACAGCAGTTCAAATTGTTCCTATGATAAAAGAGTATTTAGAAATAAATGTTAAGAACGATGACCAACTTGTAAAGATGGCTGGTATCGTCCAACGACTTATTTCTGCGGAAGGTAAAGGTGGTTCAGATGATGAATTTGGTTTATCTGATAAAGAAAAGGAACAATTAATTTTAGGAATGGAAGATACTATAAAAGATATACAAATTGAATCGGATAAAATACACAATAAAATAGAATCAGTTATAGAGGAAAATTAAATGAGTAAACGAGTACAAAGAACTATTCTATCAGATAAGGACATACCATTACCTCGTTTAGCTAGACCTGAAGAAATCAGTTCTTATGTGAAAAAGGTTATTAACGCGTCTTTATATGATTTCTATGAGTCAGAAGCATTTGAAGTTAATGAAGTGATATTAAATGATGCGACTAATCACGGTGCAGTCATGGGTACATTTATAGATAGTCCAAATCAACCAATATTGGGTGATGTAGTTTTACCTTTAATGCCTCATATAACTAATATACCTTTAATTGGTGAGCATGTAGTAGTTACAGAATATAATAAACAACATTATTATACAAGTATTATAAATAGAAGAAATTCACCTAATGAAAATTCTATACCTGGTGCAAGTGGTGGTTATAAGAAGAATACTAAATATGGTGATACATTTAAAAGAAAAGATATTAGACGAGTTGAAGTATGTGAGGGTGATATTGTTTATGAAGGTAGATTTGGTAATTCTATAAAACTTGGTTGTGACCATACTAATAATTCACCAGTAATTAAAATAAGAGCTGGACAAACACTTGATAATGATATATTTGGAAAACCAGTAAAAGAAAATATTGATAGTGATGCATCTTCAATATATTTAATATCAGATGGATTAAAAGGTAAAAGCTTTGATGAACGTAAAATAGAAGGAAAAAAAATACTAATAAAATCAGATGGTATATTTATTAAAGGAAGTGATATTAGATTAGGAAGTGTAATTGAAGGTAATTTACAACCAGTAGCTAAAGGAAATGATTTAGTTGAAATACTAGATAAAATAATGGATTTATTTAGTACACTTTTTCTGACTCCAAATGGAACACCTGGTACACCTTTAAAATCAACAAATCCGTTACTTGATACTAAATTACAGTCATTAAAACCAAGAATTAAAAATATATTAAGTGATAAAGTAAAAACAACATAGGAGTTATTATGACCAAAAAAGACCTTGTAAAAATAATACGAGAAGTAGTCCGTAGAGAGGTACAAAAAGAAGTAAAAAAGATATTTATAAAAGAGGAGACTTCTTCTAAGTTAGAAGATATCATTCCTGAAATTTCTGAAAAAAGACAACCAAAAAAGTTTACGGATAATGAAGCATTGAATAAAGTTTTAAATGAAACTGTTGGACTTTCAAATAAAGAAAATATGGAAGAGTATCCAACTGTGGGTGGTAAAGGATTTGATACAAGTCGGATGAGTGAACTTATGGGTTATGGTAAATCAGAAGAACTACAAAGAGATATGGTAGCGGTTGATACTATGAAGAAAGCAGGAGTTACTACTGAACAAGTACCTGAGAGTGTAGTAAACGCATTAACACGAGATTATAGTGATTTAATGAAACACGACAAAATGAAGAGAAAGTAAATGCCAGGAGCACAACAAAAAGATTTAGACCCTAATACCTATATTGGTTTATCTTTTCCCATACGAAGAGATAATAATAATGATTTTAAATTAACAAAAAATTCGTTAGAACAAGCACAACATAATTTAAAAAATTTATTATTAACATATCCTGGTGAGAGAGTAGGACAACCTGAATTTGGTAGTAGATTACGAGAAATTTGTTTTGAACCAATAGATGATGATTTGCCAGCTAAAGTAGAAGAAACAATACGGAAAGATATTTCAACTTGGTTACCGTATATTAATGTACACGAGGTTATTACTCTTAATGAAGAAAGTGATGAAAGTAAAATTTTTGTAGAAATAAAATATTCTACAACATTAAATCCAACTACCTTAGAATCAATAACAGTAGACGCGTCTTATACCGCCACTAGATATTAATCGGAGTAATTAAATGGCAAGAACAAGTGTAAAAAAGAATATGGTAAAACAAGTAAATTATCTTAATAAAGATTTTAGTGATTTTAGAGATAATTTAATTGAGTTTGCTAAAGTATATTTTCCAAATACATATAATGATTTTAATGAGGCATCACCAGGTATGATGTTTATTGAAATGGCAGCTTACGTAGGTGATGTATTATCGTATTATATTGATTCTTCATTTAGGGAATCACTTCTAGCTTATGCAGAAGAAAAAAGAAATATTTATACTATAGCTCAATCATTTGGTTATAAACCAAAAGTTACTTCACCAGCTTCTGCGGTATTAGATGTATTCCAAAGTGTTCCTGCTTTAAATGAACAACCAGATATGAGATACGCTCTTAATGTTAAAGCTGGAAGTACAGTCAACGCTTCAAGTACAGGTACAACATTTAGGTTATTAGAAGATTGTAACTTTAATTTTTCAAGTTCATATGACCCACGTGAAGTTACGATATTGGAAAGTGATAGTGGTACTATAACTAAATTTTTATTAAAGAAAAAAGTAAAAGTTGAAAGTGGTACTATAGTAACAGAAACTTTTAATTTTGGATCGGCAGAAAAGTATTCACAAATTAAATTAGCTAATACAGATGTTATAGAAATAATTTCAGTAACAGATAGTGATGGAAATAAATGGTACGAAGTAGATTCTTTAGCAAGAGATACAATTTTTGAAGATATGGAAAGTAATACTTTAAATTCACCAGATTTAGTTGAAGATAGAGAAACAGTCCCATATATACTAAAACTTAAAAAAGTATCTCGTAGGTTTACGACTTTTATTAATGAAAATGACCAAATAATTTTAAGATTTGGAGCAGGTATATCAGATAATCCAGATGAAGAAATAGTTCCAAACCCAGATATGGTTGGTTCTAATTTACCAGGTAGTCCATCTAAACTAACATCAGCATTTGACCCAAGTAATTTTTTAAAAACAAAAGCGTTTGGTTTAGCTCCATCTAACACAACTCTTACAATTAAATATTCATACGGTGGTGGTATAGATGATAATGTAAATTCAGGTGATATAGTTAATATATCAAGTATAAGTTATGATATACAAGACGCTTTATTATCTGCAAATACAGTACAAGATACTAAAGATTCTGTAGCGTTTACCAATCCAATTCCAGCAACAGGTGGTTCGTCTGGACAAACTATTAGAGAGGTTCGTGAGAGTGCTTTAGCATACTATCAGTCTCAACAAAGGTCAGTTACTAAAGAAGATTATATCATTAGAGCATATTCATTACCACCTAAATATGGTAATATAGCTAAAGTTCATTTAGTACAAGATGACCAATTGAATAAATCTGTAGAGTTAATAGATTTAGATAGAAAAGTTACACAAGCAGATGTTGTCGCTGAAAGAACAATTCGGTCATTTCAAGCTGGAAGATTTTTGAATCCATTAGCAATGAATATGTATACACTTGGATATGATTCAAATAAAAAATTGACAAAAATGAATCAGACTAGTAAAGAAAACTTAAAAACTTATTTATCACAATTTAGGTTAGTTACTGATGCTATAAATATAAAGGATGCTTATGTTATTAATATATCTGTAAATTTTGCAATATTAACAAAAGTTGGATTTAATAAAAATGATATTCTTTTGAGGTGTGTTTCTTCTGTTCAAGATTTCTTTGATATTGATAGATTACAAATTGGTCAACCAATTGTATTATCTGATATTGCATACGAACTATCATTAGTTGATGGTGTAGCGTCAGTTGTTCCACCACTTGGTTCTAATACTATAATAAAAATTGAAAATAAATATAAATTAGAAGATGGTTATTCTGGTAATTTTTATGATATAGATAGTGGATTGATTGATGGTATACTTTATCCAGCGTTAGACCCAAGTATATTTGAAATAAAATATCCTAACTCGGATATACAAGGAAAAGTTGTTGGTGATAACCTAGGAACAGGAGATTAATTAAATGCATTATTTTATATTTTCAGACGAGGACACAACTTTATACCAAGCTAGTTCAAGTTTAAATTCAGGAATGGATGAAATACTTGAAGTAAGAAAAGATGTAAGTGATACAGGCGCTACTATAAATTCATCACGTATACTGATCAATTTTGATTTAACTTATATATCACAGTCGGTAGTTTCAGGTATAATAACGAGTCCAAAATATTATTTAAATTTATATGATGCTCATCCTACTAATTTATCTATATCACAAAGTTTATACGCTTTTCCAGTAAGTCAATCTTGGATTGTAGGTGAAGGGCATAGTTACGATAACCCAGTAAATAAAGAGGGTACAAGTTGGAATTTTAAAAAGGGACAGAACGATGGTACATTGTGGAATCCAGAATTAACTGCGTCAGGCGGTTCTTGGTGGGTTAGTTACGCAAGTGGTTCATTAGATTTTATTGAAGGTTTTGGTATGTCAGCTACAGCCTCTAATGAAGTTCAACTTACTGTTAAAGGAACTGAATACAATTTTGTAGCTTCATCTTCTATTGATGCAGATGGAACAGGTTCCATACCATCAGATTCAGGAGTAAATTATTATTTTTCAACAGGCTCTTCTACATCTGATTTTAATAGTAATCTAGTTGATGAAATAAATTCTGCAGATCTAGGAGTAACGGCGTCTTATAGTGGTGTTACTTTACAATTAACAGCGTCATCCATTCAAACCGCTGGACTTACAGATATTTCTGTTGATACTGGTTCAAGTGGAACTTATTCTGATATATTAACATTGGGTGGTGGTGGAACACCATATAGAGCATCACAATCATTAAATCAAAATTCAACTGATATCCGTATGGATGTAACTGAGATTGTAGCGGCGTGGTTTAGTGGTTCAATTGATAATGAGGGATTTATTGTTAAACGATTGGGTAATATTGGTAACACGGATAAGTTTTCAGATGAAGGTAATACAGATAGGTTTGGTAATCTTTCATTTTTCTCATCTGATACTCATACAAAATATCCACCTACTTTAGAAGTTGTTTGGGATGACCACAAAAGAACCATAGGTTCATTACAACCAATATCAGGTTCTGATTTAGAAGATATAGTAATTTATATGAAAGGATTTAGACCAGAGTATAAACAAAAATCAAAAGCTAGATTTAGAGTTGTTGGAAGAACACGGTTTCCAGCAAAAACATATTCAACTACACCTTCGAATTTAACTGTTAAAGCATTACCAAGTCATTCTTACTATTCTATTAGTGATGCTGAAACAGAAGATGTTATAGTTCCATTTGGTAGTGGTTCTATATTAAGTCTTGATGGTAATGGTAATTATTTTAATTTATGGTTTGATGGTTATCAACCAGAGAGATATTACACCCTTAGATATAGAGTAGTGAGTGGTAGTAATACAGCTGATGAAATTGACCAATACTTTGATGAAGGATTTACATTTAAGGTAACGTTATAATGCCATATTCAGAAAAGGAAAGAAACGAATTAGATTTCTATAAAGAATTTCGCGATGAATTACGGAATCAACATCTTAGAAAGATAAAGGAGTCTATTTCAAATAAGTTCAGAAATGGAAATGGAGTCTTACAATCATTTGAGGATATTTTAACTGGTAATGGATTAGAAGATGCTCAAATTGAAAGTGATATTTATAGAAATATTTTATTTAATCCTAATTTTGACGCTTTACCAGAGAATGAAAGAGAAGAAAGTAAAAAATACTATGATTCAATTAGAGAGTCAATATTAACTAAACAAAATGAAAAATTAAAAAAATATGTAAAATCGGAAATTTTAAATAAAACTATAGATAGAAAATTTAGTGAATTAATGGAAACTGTTTCTTCTACTTTACCTGATGCACCTGTAGATGACGATGGTAATATAATAAAAAGTTTAGAAGTAAAGGTTGGTGATATAATAACAGCTGAAATAAGTAATGATATGATGATTTGGTTAATCGACCAATATAATAAGAAAAGACGATTTATAACTAAAGAAGATTTTTTCAGTAGTACACATAGAAATAAAGAAATTAAAGTTTTACCTATAAAAATTATTAATAGTATAGATGATGGAAAAATTATAATTTCAGAATCTATACCAGAAGTTGAGATACAAGAAAGACTTGAAACAGTTGATACAACATCTTTACCACCATATACATCTGAAAGAGAATTTGTAACTGATTATGGAGGAAGTTAATGGCCAGATTAAATCAAAAAGATTCAGGGATATTAAAGACAGGAAAAGATATTGATTTTCTTTCCCCAGAATATGCTTATTTTAATGGTGAGTTTGGTAATGACCAAAATGATTATGTGGAAGTTTTAATATATGATGAACAAGAAAATTTTTTAGAAAGTGGTGTAGTTGATGAGGATGACTATGTAATAGAAAATTCTAGTGTAAAGTTAAAAACAGGAAATATACTAAGAAAAGTGGGTTATGATAGAGGTAGATATGTAGTAAAATATAATTTTCTTAGAAAAGTTGCTGGTTCATATGAAAATTTATTAGTTGATAAAAATGATATTAGATATGAAGGTGAATTTATTTTAAATGATGATGGTACAATAGTTGATAGTGATGGTGAAGAGTTATTTGTTAAAGAAAATAAATATGTTATTCAAGAGATATCACCGTCAAGAAAAGAAATTAGATTAATGACTCAGAATATAAGAAATAAAAAATACCTATCAGATTTTTTCAATCTACAAAGAAATAAAAAATTAATATCATCTGAAAAGTTAGAATTAGGTCCAGTGGAATTTTATATTAATGAGGGACTTTTACCTGAGAAAAAACAATATTCTCATTTTATACAATTACCAATATCTGCTACTTCTAACATGGTTGGTGGTTACATCTATCTTAATGACGCATATATAGCATTTGGGGATTTGGGATTTGAAGAACCTAGTTTTGAAGATGAACTAGACGCGTTGTATGAAGAACAAACTGATACTGATTATGGGGGAAGTTAATGATTTGGCAATATGGTAATTATGAATTTGATTGTAATTTAAAACCACCAACAATTTATAAATTTAGTGAATGGAAAAAAGATTTTTTTAAGTTACCAAATGTTAATAAATATAAAGTTTGGTTAGCAAGTGGATTTAATGAAGGTTGGAAAACTTTGGATATAGATATAGTTTTAACAAATAAACCAAAATATCCAGAGTTACAAAAATTAATGTTAGATGCTATAAAATTAGGTGTTGATAAAAATATATTTGTTGATATTTGTCATTGGAATATTCCACCATTAAATTATAGTGAAACAAAAAATAGAGTGGAAGTAATTAAAACAGTAGTTGGAAATAAAATTATACAAGATGGAAGAATGATAACAGATTGGACTAATTCAAAAATGATTTATCCAAACTTGTATTCATTTAAAAAAACATATCCAACAATAAAACAAATGAGTAAAATTTATAAAAATAAACCAGTGTTATTAAATCAAGGTATAAGTTAATGCCCTCATATTCAATACAAGATATAAAAATAGATTCAGGTGTATCTGAAGAAAATGGGTCGTTTAAAGCATTTTTAGACTTTCCAATTAACATATATTATAATGTTACTGAAACTAATTTACATGCAGCTGATTTAGTTGGTGCTGATACGTGGGGTCAAATTGCTTGGAATTTTTCAACACCAACTGATGATACACCATTAACCTTAAATGGTACTGAGTATGCGGGTAATGAAATAACAAATAATCAAATTTTTGTTAGGGGTGTCTCTCCCAACTCTACTACCAAAGGTGGTTTTGTATCTTTAAGCTTAATAGACCTTATTGGTCAAGATTTAACTGGTGAGATAGTAATAACAGCTATACCTTATGTGGAAAACGACGCAAATCAATCATTTGAAGCAAAACCAGAATGGAAGTCTACAGTAACAATAAATTTTGAATATCCTTTAGATACTACAGACCCAGATAACTCTGAATTTTTAGATAACGTTGAAACAACTGGATCAAATGCTCCGCCTGCCATAGTTGGAAAACCATTTTTTGCTAGAATAGTAGGGTTGAGGAATGGTAACACAATTGAGATAGATAGAAATTGGGATGAGTTTAGAATTGGTTATCATGATGAAACAGGAGAATCAGTACAACCACAATTATATCCAACTGAAGCTTTTGAATCTTGGAATATAATTCATAAATACCAAGACCCTCGTGATTTATTAACTTACATTCATTTAGGAGATGATAAAGTAGCGTTAGTTACAAATTTAAGAGAAGATAAACAAACATTTGAAAATTATCCTTATTCTACTTTGGTTAAATTATATGAACCTTTACCTGATGATGTAGAAGAAAAAGATAATGTATATGTAGTTAAAGAACTTCTTCCTCAAAAAACTGAAGTGGTTGATTTACTTCCATACGATCAAGAAGATGAAGATGTATTGGTATTAAGAGTACCTGATTCAAATTTAGTTGATTCACCGATAACAAAAAGAGCAACAGATTTTAAAAGTTATAGTGATTTAGTTACAAATGATAGACAATTACAAAAAGATATAATTGATAAATATATTAGTGGTAGTCAAAAACCCATTGAGTTAAATATAGATTATACTAATTATGAAAATTTTATAAATTTTTCTTCTGCTACAAAAAGATTAAAAAACTTTAAATATAAAATGCAACAAATAGAAAGTTATACTGCACAAAGTTCATCAAAAGCAGAAATAACAAATGGTGCAGCTGATGCTTTAATTTTTGAAAGTAAAGTACGAGATATCAAGAATAACTTTGATAGTTATGAAAATTATTTATATAATGTAAGTTCATCTTATATTTCAAGTTCTCTTGGAGTATTTCCTGACGCCGCATGGCCTAAAACAGGAAGTGGAACTTACGCTGACCCATTCAAACCAGTTAGTTCATCACATACAAGTTTTACAAATTGGTATGGTTCAGAAGTTAGCCGTGCAGGTCAACTATATACAGCTTCTTTATATGATAGAAATAATCCAAATAGGTTAGTAAACTTATTACCTACACACGTTAGAGAGGAAGTTGAAAATAAACAATTCTTAGATTTTATGGATATGATTGGCCAACATTTTGACGAGTTATGGGTATACACAAAAGCTATAGCAGATATAACAGACAGACAAAATGATTTAAGTAAAGGTTTTTCAAAAGATTTAATTTTTAATTTATCAAAAGCACTAGGTTTTGATGTACAAGACGGAAAAGATTTATTAGAGTTAAGTAGAGTAGGTTTTGGACAAAAATCTAGTGGAAGTGCATACACCCTTTATACTTCAGGTTCCTTGAGTTCACCAGCAGAAGGTGACGTATCAAAAGAAATAACAAAGAGAATTGTAGCGAGTATGCCTTATTTACTTAAATCTAAAGGTACTATTGGTTCTTTAAAAGGTTTAATGAATTGTTATGGTATACCTAGTTCTATACTTAGAGTAAGAGAGTATGGTGGTATACAAAAAGATAATCATAGAGCACAGTTTGAGATTGCAAGAAAGTTTACAAAAGCTTTAGGATTTAATTTAAAACAATATGTCGAAACAACTTGGGCAGATGACGACAATAGTAGTAGAAAACCAGAGACAGTTGAACTTAGATTTCGTTCACCGTCTACAGGTTCAGACCAAATTCTAATACAAAAAGATGCAGATTGGGCTATCAAATTAAAAGATAATAATTCGCCTGATAAATATGGTACTGTTTCATTTATGTTATCTGGTTCAGAAGGTTATAAAGAAATTAGTTCTTCATTATTACCGGTATTTGATGGTGAATATCATTCTGTAATGTTGAGAAAATCAAAAATAAATACAGAGTTATTTCCATTTACGTCATTTGAAACTGGTTCATTAGTTAACCCACCATTTTTACCTGGAACAAATAGTGCTGAACGTGGTGAAATCGAAATAGTAAGTAGTTCTAATGTTGCAAAAGTTGGAAGTAAAAGTTTAAGACATAAAAACACATCAAACGATGGAACATCATACACACATTTTTATAGAAAAAGTTTTCCTGATACTCATTCTTCATATTCTTCCACTATGGTAGATGTTAGTCAATATGAAACTTATTTATTTAGTGCTTACGCTAAAGCTTCAGGTAGTACGGTTGATTCTTTAGCAAAACTAACTTTATTTGAATTAGATTCTAATGAACAAGTTGTAAATTGGGATGTAGAATTTGATTACTCAACGAATGAAGGTGGAGTAAAATCATCTCAACAAGTTGGTTTAAATGAAACTGAATGGAGACAAGTACAAGTAAAGAAAACAATTAAATTTCCTAATACAACAAAACTTGGTATTCGTTTTGAGAATGATAAACCAAACTCTACACTTTTTTGGGATGACGTGTCTTTAAGAAAAGTATCCGCTAATACTGATATAATAGCAGATGCGTTTAGGTATGACTTATTTGTTAAAAAGTACGACGCTGGTTTAGATAGAATAATACATTCTTCAAAAACAAATCTTACAATTTCAAGTTCAGTTTCAGAATCGTACAACGCCGCTTGGACAGGTAGTGGTGATTTATTTATTGGTGGTAATAATACTACACCGTTTAGTGCAACAAGATTATCAGGTTCATTAATGGAATTTAGATTATGGACTGAACCAGTAGAAGAAGAATTTTTTGATATGCACGTATCTAATCCAAAATCATATGTTGGTAATAGTGTTTCATCTTCTTATACTAATTTAGTGAGAAGATTTTCATTTGACGATAATACTACTTTATCAGATGGTGATAGTCTTAGAGATGTAAGTGCTAATCAGACATATACTCAAAGTGGTAGTGCTCGTGGCTTTGGTGGTTCTAATCTTTTTGAATCAGTTATAGATAAAACAAAAACAATTATACCTAATCACGGCCCTAATCGTAGAATGGCTACAAAAATAAGAATAGAAAATAACGTGTTAAGTGGTAGTGGAGCCGTATTAAATAGAAATACTAGATTTGATCAAAGTTCAAATGATTTTGCACCTATAGATTCTGCAAAATTAGGAATATACTTTTCACCTACTGATGTAATTAATGAGGACATTGTAAGTTCTTTTGCTAATTTAGATTTTAATCAGTATCTTGGAGACCCAAGAGATGATTTTGAACAACATTATAGTGAATTAAAAGATGTGTCAGATGTATACTTTCAAAAATATGATGGTAACAATAATTTTTGGGATTATATGCATATTATAAAATATTATGACCAATCTATATTTAAACAACTTAAAAAACTTGTACCAGCACGTGCTAAATCTCATATGGGAACTTTGATTGAAGGTAATATATTTGAAAGACCAAAATCACCTGTTCAAAGAAATCATCCAAGTTTTACAAAACCTTTTTATGAAGATACAATTAATTTTAGTCAACTTGAAACAGAACACGAAGCTAGTCGTTCATTGGTCTTAATTGAAAGTCAATATCCATCATATACAGCATCTTTAGATAATTATGATTTATTCAGAACACCAGCTTTATATAATCTTAGTTCATCAAATGATAATTATAAGGATAGAAATTTATATTTAAATTCTGACGCTAAAGCGGGAGGGCCAAATAAAGTATTTTCTGAACCAACAGGGTCTATTGTTATAGAAAATAGAAAATCAATATATAATAAAGAATATAGATTTTTCTATACAAGTTCAATAGACTTTGATAAGAGTTCGTTAAGTAGTACTAATAGATATGAGAATTTGTATACTTCAAAATCATTAGTAGAATCGGACTTAGATGCTGAGTACCAATATGTTTTACCTCTTAATAGAAGTTTTTATGAAGGTGTTAAAAATACAAAGTATACAACATTAGATGGTGATTTACCAATTATAATAAGAACAACTTCACCTACAGTAGCTGTACCAACAGATTTTGGTATCTCTAAATTGAGAATTGATGATGATACTGAAAAGGGTGTGAGTTAGAATAAATTAAAATGTTTAAAAATTATAATTTTAGATATTTATTTTTAGTGAAGTTATACTGTGTATATTTTATTTAGAGGATATTAAAACAATGGGATTATATAATAGTTCAACTTTAAGTGTAGAAGCTATATTAACAACACGTGGAAAAGAATTACTTTCAACAGATGGTACTGTTAATATAACTAAATTTGCGTTAGGTGATGAAGAAATAGATTATACACTTTATGATAAAACACACCCTAATGGGACTGATTCTTTTGGAGTAGTTCTTGAAAATACTATTCCATTGGAAACATCACCAACGAGACAAAATTTGAAAAGTTACTTGTTAAATGACGGGTTTAGTAATAAGAAATTAGTTGTACCACAAAGTACAACTTTAGACGCCGATACAGCCTTTCTTATAAAACCAGTAACTAATGTTGATGGTAACTTATATGATGAAACTTACTTATTTAAAATTGATAATACAAAAATAGTGAGTTTTGGATTTGCGAACGCACCATCACAAACGAAAAATGTAGCTAAAACATTTTCAGGTATACAAGCGGCAGTTAGGGGAAATCGGATAAACCCTGGAGCGACAACTTTAATTACTGTAGAGGGATTAGATACACATTTAAAAGAAGTAATTGTCGTTACAGTTAATGCAGATTCGACTAATAATACTCTTAGTCCATTTGATGAAACTGCAGTGGTAACAGACGCTAAATATTATTAAATAATAATGGAGTAATAAAATGGGATTTTTAGATAATTCAAGTATAACAGTAGACGCTATTTTAACTAAAGTAGGAAGAGAAAGACTTTCACAAGGAGCGTTTCAAGTATCAAGATTTGCACTTAGTGATGAAGAAATTGATTATACTTTATATGATGTGACGCATCCTAACGGAACTGATGCTTATGGAACAGTTATTGAGAATATGAATTTATTAGAGGCTAACCCTAATAGAATAGGTTTTAATAGCCATCTCGTAAACGATTCAATTTCAGGTGCAAAAATAAAATTAGCAACATTAAATTATAGTAATGTTGATTCTGGTGATCTTATAACGTTATCACCATCTACAGAAGGAGCTAACGCTGAAAACTATTCTTTCGTAGTTGAAAATGTTGGTATAGCCGCATTTCAACATGCAGGTAGTGGGGGAGGATATAGTGCAACTGTACCTTCTTCTAAAACAGCTAGATTAATTGCTCAAGCGTTTGGTGCACCATCACCAACAGCTACCACAAATGTTAATGTCACTGGTTTACAATCTGGACTTACAGCTGTTGTGAGTCTAACAGTTAATTATACACCAACAGATGGTAAAGATGCAAATAATCCAAATAAAGATGCCGTTTTGAAGACCAGTGCTAATACAACTGGAAATCAACAATCTAATACTGGTGGACGACCACCAGCTAATAAAGGTGACATTAACTTATAAGGAGTAATTAAATGGCGTATTATAAAAATTTAGAAGGTACTGATGTAGTTCAAAATGTAGGACTAGTTACTTCTGGAATATTTCAAGATGGAGCGTCAAGTATAACGCAATTTCACACATCTTCTACACAGTATACAAACACTGGTGATTATAGTGTTGACTCGTATAGATACAATCCAGGCACTAATGCGTCAGCATCTGTTCAGTTTGGTGTGGCGTTTGGACATTCTGACGGAAGTGGTTCTTTGGGAACAAAAGGTTCTACAGGTGATAGACCAGCCGCCGCAGTATATGGTCAATTTAATAATTTAATTAACCCACCTCAAACAACTCGTTGGACTTTTGGACCAGTATCTGATATAAAAAATATTTACACATTGAGTTTTAATAGAGCTAGAATGAGAGAAGAAGTAGAACCTGGTGGTTGGGAATTACACGTAACAAGTGGGACAGGTAAAACAGTAAGATTAATTGATGATTCTTCTACGCTTGAAGGTGGTAATAATAATCAAAGAAATTTCGCACCTGAATATAATATTGTTAGTGGTACACTTATAGGTGGTACATCAATATATAAAGCGGCAGCGTCTGAGAATAGTACATTAGGTTCATTTGGAACATTCTATCCTAAACTTGGAGTAATGGTTTTTAACCCACAACGACTTACTAGTGGTAGTATAGCGTTAGTAACTTTAAGTGGTTCTAATTCAGATGATAGAAACGCGTTAACTTTCTTCAAAGCTATTAAAGACGGTCAATATTTTCAAGCAAAAAGACAAGAACAAATAAAATCAAATCATTACTTTGTTCGTGCAACTTCACAAGAGTTTAATGCTACAACAAATGAAACGTTCTATACTCAATCAGTATCTGGTATAAAAACAGTAGTACCTGGTTTAAGAACAGACCCTAAAACGTATATTACAACAGTTGGTCTTTATAATGATTCAAGTGAATTATTAGCTGTAGCTAAATTAAGTCAACCAATATTGAAATCTAAATCTAGAGAAGCTCTTATAAAAGTTAAACTTGATTTCTAAGGGGCTAAACAATGTCATTTAGAAAAAACATTGAGTTAGAAGATGTTTTACTATCATCCTTTCAGACACATAAAGCATTTGAGTTCAATGATTCTGATAGTGGTAGTGGGTTTTTTTCAGTTCCACTTACAAAAGGAAGTGATTCAACTTTGTATGGTTTTTCCGCTACTACAGCAACTTCAACTACTATTTCAGAAAGTGTTTACTATAAAATACCAACATATCACGGAATAAATAATTTATATTATAAAGATATTAGAACTATGCGTGGTTACATCGATTATATTAGAGGTGTACCAACTAGTTCTAACGCGGTTATTGACTACACATCGACTAATTTTTTAGAAGATACTACTTTACCATTAAAAAAACCATATACTCGACAACTACACGATTCTGGTACAGTAATTTCAGTACCTCAAAAGTTTTATGGTGAGTATATAAAACCTGGTTCTGTAACATTAACAGATGATAGTACAAATTCAACTTACATTTTAAAAGACGATAGTTATGGTAATCTTTATGATGTAGAATATTCTGCTAGTTATGCTAGTAGAGTTCCAAATTCTAATTATAGTGGTAGCGTAGTAGGTAATATTTTTTATAATGATGGAATCATTGTTATTACTGAAACTGGTTCTTATTCATCAGTTGCAACTGGAAATGGTTCAGATGGGTTTAGTTTAAAATTTAGCTCTACACAAACAATATATGAAAGAGAATATGTTTGTGTAGTTGATGAAAATGAGTTCCAACACACTACAAATAAAAGTTTAAAAGCTGGAAGAAGTGGTAGTGTACTAATGGGCCCTTTTGTCACATCATCATTAAGAGGTACAGAACACGATGGTTTTCCATATCAAACGGTTGGTTATTCTACAAGTTCTTATGACGTAAATGGATACAATATTGGTACTGAACTGATAGGAGAAGCAACACATTCAGATTTTGCTACTTATGTTACAACAATTGGTTTATATAATGATAATAATGAGTTATTAGCTTTAGGTAAAACTGCAATGCCAATCAAAAATGATAAGGAGTTAGCACTAACATTTGTTGTAAGATTCGATACAAATTAATTCATAATTAAATATTTATAGTTGTAGAGCAACTCTAATTGGAGATAAAAATGAGAAAATTATTAATTGGAATACTCTTTTCTACTTCCTTGTTCAGCCAGGGCTTAGAAGGAGCCTTTTCAAACTTCTTTAAGTATTCCACAGTCTATGCCGGATTTAATCTAACTTCACCAAAATGGGAAGATGATAGATATAAACTTTCAATGATTGATCCTGAAACAGGAATGGAAAATTGGCTAAGTGGTGAATTATCTGTACATAAAGAAGAAAGAAATTTAGAACCAGATTTTGATATTTCATTTGGTTTAAGAAAAATTGCACGATTTAATTATGAACCAAAACGAGGTGTGAAAAATGCTGGTGTTGGTGGAGATTGGTATAAAGGAAATGGTGAAGCAAATCCTAACGAATCTGCAACGATTGGTAAAGTAAAAGGATTTGAATATCTTATAAAGTATTCTGAAAACCGTAGGTGGGATGAACAATTTAAATCACAAGAGTATTTTATTAGATATTTAGGTGATTGGTTTATTCTTAAATTAAAATATCAAGATATGGAAATGGAAGATTTAAGATATGGTCAAGGTGATTTAAGATTAAGAAAAGAATTTGAAACTGAAGGTGGTAGTTTTAATATTTCAGTTGGAGTAGGAGCAAGAACACATCCAGCATATGGATTTGCACCAACTGTTCTTGATTCAAGCTGGTATACTTCGGCATGGTGGGATTTTGCAGAAGATGAGTTTGGTGTAGATGATAAAGGGTATAGTGGTGATACAGACGGAGATGGACTCGGAGATGGTGGAATAGGTATTTATGATAATAATACTGGTGAATATGTAGGATATGTAGGACAAGATTGGAGATGGTTTGATGCCGATGGTAATTTAATG